TCGCGGGTTCGAATCCTGCTGGAGGCACGAAATCACCCTACCTGCCGGCTGGTGTTTTACCTGGTCGGCGGGTGTTTTCATTGAGGCGGTAAGTCACAAGTTTTAGTTTGTTTTAGTTTGTTTTAGTTCTTTGTGTCGTGGGATTGTCGTGGGATCATGCTATACCCAAAGTCGGGAGAAACAGGGAGGGCTGATGCTCTGGGCGACTGGGGCGAATAGGCGTTCGAGCGAAAAATGGTGGGGCATTTCAAGTTCACAATCGAACGTGGGTTCCATAGCGGAAGGGCATAAATGCGGGAAGACCCCCGCCCGGGCTGGGTGGCGTGCCGGGCGGGGGTTGGGGGTTTTAGGTGTTGGGGGGTTGGGGTTTGAGGTCGGTGTTTGTCCAGCCGATGTAGCTGGCAACGTGGGCGGATATTCTGGGCGGGCCTGGTGGGTCTGGGTAGTCGTCGAGCACGTCGAAAAAGGCGGCAGCTACGCGAAGGTAGGCTTCGCGTTCGTGCTGCATTTCTTCCACTTTGGCTTCCAGCACCGATACCCGCGTGGTGAGCCATTCCCTCAGCTCTTGTGATGCTTTATCTATAGCCTCGGCTTTGCGTTCTAGGGCGGCGGCTTTGGCGGCGTCTTTCTCGGCGTCGGCTTTGGCCCAGTCGACCTCGGCCCGTAGCTCGGCCATTTTACGGTCAGTGAAAATCTTGTACCAGGTGCCAGCGGCGCCGATAATGGCCAGGGTGACGGCTTCTGTGGGGCTGATCCAGCCCCACAGCGCTGCCCAGAATCCCTGATTGGTGGGGGCCACGCTAGATATGGTGATGAAATCCATGGGCCCCATGGGTTCCTCCAATCTGTTTAGGCGGATAATGCCGATGCCGCGTCAATGACTGCTGCTACCAACACTGGGTCAAGGCTGCGGATGAGCGCGCCGATTGCGTCCATGAGGGTGGTGATGTTGTCAATCATGCTGCGTGTTCACCGCTGGTGTGAGGGGTTGGGGTGATGATGGCGGCAGTGCCGGCATCACCGACTTTCGATGTGGCCACGGAAGTAAGCAGGGATGCGATTGCGGCGGTAGCTGCGATGCCTAGCCCTGCTGTCCAGTCCACGTGGTAGATAGCATCTCCAACAGTAATGGTTGCGAGCAGGGCTTGGGCGAAGGTACGGAGGGCGCGGTCTGCCGCGTCGATCCAGAATATTTTAGTCCACATGATTATTTTCCTTCCTGTGTGGTTGCGTAGTGGTTTTTGATGGCCTCGATGGTGGTGCCGCTTTGAGCAGCAGCCCAGGCGAGTAGGGCTTTCACGTCCGCTTGGGTTTCGCCGAGCCCGTCAACCAGGGTGTGGTATTGGCCGGTGGAGGTGGCTCCGAGTTGTGGCCACCCGCGGCCACCTGCCGGGTTTTTCCGCCCGTCGGGTAGGTCTTCCTGCCGAGGGCCCTGGAGTTGGGTTGCGATTTCGCGGGCGAGCTGTAGGAGCTCGCGCTGTTCGGCGTCGGTGAGTGCCATGAGAAAATCCTCCTTAGTTGGTTGGTTTGGGGGTGTAACACCCCCGTAGAAAATTGTGCGCAATTCATCGCGGGTGCCGCGGAAAGCATTAATATCCACAGCAAAGCCCGCCACCAAAGCGTTGGACCCGTACTGCCAAATCTGAGGCTTTTGGTTACCCAGCGGATAATCCCACTGTGGGTGCGAGTTACCCGGGTAGATAAGGCTTGGCGCCCCGTGGGGGTTTTGCCCATAGGCCGCCACCCAAAGGGCGCCGAACTCGCCGCTGTCCGGCTCGCCGCCTGCGATCCTGCGCTCCCAGTAGGGCACATACGAATACACACCGCACACCCGCACCCCAGCAGCCTCAAAGCACTGTTTAGCGGCACGGATATGCTCCACCGAGAGCCCCGCCTCGGTCTCAACGTCAAGCCACATAGGCCGGATAGCGTCCCCCATCACCACTAGTGAAGCGTCCACCTGCTCCTGGACACTGGTGCCCTCGGCAGGGTTCCGCAGGTAGTGGTAGGCGGCGGTGAGCATACCTGCGGCTTCAGCATCCTCCAGGTGGCTGCGGTAGCAACGATCCCGATAGGTGCCATCCGTGGTGCGGATAATAGCGAAACTGACGCCTTCACGAGCGGCTTGCTGGAGGCTCATGCCATCCTGATGCTCACTCACATCCACACCAAACAGCGGATCGCCAAAGGACGCAGCCGCCGCCAATGCCCCACTATCCGGGTAAGGGGCACCCGCAAGGATACTTATGGGGTCGATACGGTCAGGGCCGGGCGGCGCCCACACAAACCGGTGAAACTCCAAGTGCAGGTGCGGTGGGAAACCCCCGTTTGTCGCTGGATTAGGGTTGATGCGGGCAATCCGCTGCCCCTCCCCTACCCACTGGCCAGCCACCACCTCGGGGATCACATGCCCGTACACACTATAGCCCCCACCCACATCAGCCGGATGGTCAATTGTCACCCACTCGCCGAAACCAGCAGCCTGCCCGGCGTACTGCACAGTACCCGGCCGGATAGCGAAAACCAAGTGGTTACCACTACCACCATCACGGCCGAAATCCGTACCATAGTGGAACTCACCCCCCTCCCGCGGTCCAAAACCACTGGTCACGTAAAAGCCCGCTTCAACAGGCATCACAGTCATATTACTTTCTCCTTCTTCATTTAGATTGCGCCCATGCGAAAACCCCGGTGCGCCCAAGCGATAGGACGTTCCAGGGTTTGATGGGGGGTTTGTTTATTGGGGCTCTTCCGGTGGTGTGGCAGGCTCCGGCGCAGGCTCAATGCGTAACCATTTACCATCAGCGCCGGGGGTCGAACAGTTCAGATGCGGGTATACGCTTCGGTAGAGGTTGCCCTCGTACTGGATGATATCGCCCTGAACGTAGCAGTTTTGCGGTTCGTCTTTGGGGTGCTGCCACTCGGGGGCGTCTTCCACATGCCGGGGTGGTTCCCGCAGTGCGTCGGGGGCGGGGATTTCCCCTAGCTCACGCAGGTGCATGATAAGCCGGGCGCGTGCTTCTTCCTGGGCTTGTAGCATCTCCCGGCGCGGCCGCTCCTCAGCCACACACCAGCCCAGGAACTCCTGCCATTCCTCCATAGTGAGGGCCTGGGTACTGTTTTTAAAATCTTGCAATGACATGAGTAATGAGCCTTTCTGTCTGGGCTAGAGTTTTGCGAGGTAGGTAGCGCATCCGAATCCACGATCGGAACTGCTGGTATCTCCTGAAAAGCCGATTTCGACACTGCCATTGGCGAGGATATTACAGAAGCCAGGGTATCCGCGGCGATTGGGTACGGTGAGGAAGAAGTCTATGTCATCTACGGGGTGGAATTTTTCAGGCAGTTTACCTTTATGGCCTATCGGGGCGTCTCGAACATTGATAAAAACCCAACGCCCCAGCCTACGGGCAGTGACGTGGCCAGTCAGAGAGACTGCTTCCGTAATGTAGGCCAATTTGGACATCTCACGATCAACGTATTGCTTATTCGCAATGTCTTTCGGATCAATCGGATCAGCGACTTCAGAGCGCCCAGTGTTGTCCCTGGTCATGATCGTAGTCACACCTTCAGTATCGACTACTGGGGTTGCCTTATCCGGCACTCCATTGATAGTACTCAGATTGTGGGTATGGCCCACTGGCGCCCTGGTGCTTATCTGGTCGTCAACGTATTTTTTATTAACAGCATGCCAGTAACTAGTGATGCTGGGGGTTTCGATATGGATTTGACCGTCGGGTTGCGTTTTTACAAAGCCCGCTTTAGCGGGATGCGCATCGGCGGTAATACTCCACGCTGAGTTACCCGCTGTAATAATTTTAGGGTTATCGGCGGTGCCGGTGAGGTCTCCTGCTAGGCGGATTTTGCCTTGGGTTGTGGCGGTTGCCGGGGGGATAGCCGCTGCTGCTTCGGTGGCGGATTTCGCTGCCGCTTGAGCGTGAATGGCTGCTTCGGTGGCTTTCGCCCCGGCGCGGCTGGCGGCGGCTGCTGCGGCTTGTTGGGATGCCACGATTTCGTGGTACATGTTGATGACGGAGTCGCGTTCGTCGGCGGTAAGGTTCCCTGCGTTCCGTACGGCTTCGGCAAAGGTTGTGGTTTCTGGTTTCACAAGGATGGGGATTGGGAGCCCCATGGTGCCGGAGTAGGCGGGAATGCAGATAGCTTCACCTGGCTCAATAGTGGTGGTGAAGGTGCCATCGGGTTTCACCTGAATGATATCGGGGTCGGTGAGGATTACTGTGCTGCCGGTAACCCGGGTTTGGGGAGCATGGATATGCAAATGAGTGGCACCCGCGGGGATTTGGGTTACGAGCCTTAAATCGCCGGTAATGGTGGGCATGATAATACTCCTTAAATAGTGCCGTTATACGTTGGGGAGGATGAAAACCGTAGCCGATTTATACGCTTGGAAAAGCCCACCGGTTGCCGAATCATGATATCGGTTTCCGGCGGTGATATTGGCGCAGCTCACATCTGTTGCACCCTGGTCGGATACCGCGATCATGAGAATGGATCCAACCCAGTTGCCTTTGGCCTCAAAGCGGGCGCCGCTGCGAGGCCGGATTCCTGCCGCAAGCCACTGCAAGGTGCCCCATTCGGTGCCGGAGTTAATTTTTCCGCTAGATCCGGTGAAAAGATTGATATCTCCGGTGTCGATATGGAGGATGCGGGGCATGCCAGTGATCGTGGTTTGCAGGGCTTCAATAGCTTTTCGGTCGGCTTCCCTAGCTTTCCTATCAGCATCATCAGCGGCAACCGCTGCGTTATCGGCTTTGGTATCTGCTGTGGCGGCTTTCACATCGGCCACACCAGCCGCGGTTACCGCCGTAGTGGCGGTCTTCTGCACCGCCCCGACCGCGCGCAGCCGTTCTGCGCGCTCCTGGTTTATGCGCTCCCAGATGGCATTATTGTGGGTTTTCAGGGCCTCAGCATCGGATATCATCTGCCCACCCACATGAACCCGCCAGCCCCTAGCCCCCTCCTGGCTATTGCCAATGAGGTCAATAGCGGTCACCGGCACCTTGATGCGCCTGCCCCAAATCTCCACCAAAACCACATCCCCAAGCCGGAAATCCGCGCCGGGTTCGTAGGCGCCGAGGCCGCGGCCGGTGATGTCGCGTTCGAAGAACAAATTGCCGTCGACTCGTTTTTGGGCTGCGTCTACTACGGCCTCAAGATTGGAGGATTTGCCGTTCATGTTGAGGGTGACGTCGGCGCGTACAAATCCCACGTCGAAAGCCCCTGCGCCAGCATTGGGTGGGCGGTAGATGTAGCCGTTGCGGAGCCGGTTTTCGGCGGGTTGTTCCTGTTGTTTGTCGGCGGGTATGGTGACGTCGAAGCTACCGTAGGTGTAGGCGGGCATGTGGCGGCCTACGGTGAGGTCGCCACCGTCAGCAATGAGGATGACGTCGGTTTTTTCGGCCATGATCTCCTCCTATCTGCGCCGGCTAGCCTTGGGTGACGCGAACTATCATGGTGGGTTGGGTGAGGAGTTTCACCCCTATGGGTTGGGGGTCGGATGGGAACCACAGGTCACAGGTGACGGTGATACCTGCCTGGAGCGCTAGGGCCCCTATGGAGTCCCAGAGGGGCTGGTCGTCAGCGGTGTACACCAGGTGTGGGGATGGTAGCCCGGAGGATGCCGTCGACACCACAATCCGCTGGGTCTTCCCCCACAGCTTGAATCCAATCTCCAAGGAGGTGGCGATAACGTTGCGGATCACGGTTTCAGCCGGCCCTTCCATGGTTACCCCATCGGTGGCGGTGACCATGGGGTAGTGCATCAAATCGCGGGGTGTTTTATACAGGTCCAGCTTGGTGGGGTCGCCTACCCAGTCGCGGGTAAACGTCTGGAAGCTACCTGTTCGAAGCGCTTGGGGGTTTGACCATGCCACATGCCGGTTCAGGATCGAAAGCAAGTCAGTACCATTGATTTCCACGAGAGTCGGGGTGTGGAAAGTACCCCTGGCCACGGTGTGGGTGATCCGATACACCCTGCGGAAGCCTGGGCGCTCCACCATGATGTAGCGGCTGGGCCCTGCGGCGTCGATGAGTTGCCCGTTTTGGGCTGCGCCGAAATCGGCAATCAGTTCATCCGCTAACGGGTGTACTGCCCCACTAACGCCGTCTGCTACTTTGTGGAGGAACCGACATGATACCGGGGCGCCCCGGGTGGCGGGGGCCGAAAATTCTATTGGTGGTGGGCAATCGAAAAGCGGTTCACAGTTTTCATCCAGCAGCCCGATCCATTGCCCAAAATCGTCCGCCACCATAGCCCGGTGCCTAGCGTGCTGCCACCATTGCCCTATCGTCATCGCCATGGGTCGAGCACTCCTATCCGCCACTCCAGAAACGCCCCGGCCGGCAATGCGTATTGCCTGCTTTGCCCCGGGGGTACACCTTCGGAAATGATTTGACCCCGGATTCGGCGCCAGAGATCATCATCCCGTACGCCTAGGCCGTTGAGTACTTGGTGGGATCTCTGCGGATCCAAATGCAGCCGGCGGGTAGAGTCCACGGTAGGTAGGGTGAATTCCGCCGTGGAGGGGAGTGTTACTTTCCCGCCGGCCCCTTCCCACACGATTTCGGGCCATGTATACACCTGGCCTGAATTTGTCACAGTGACGCTCCCGGGTTTTCGGAATGGGGTCGTTTCCCAGTAGCCGGTATCAATGGCAAGCGGTATGGATAGGGCCCACATGTCGGCCGTAGCATCATCAACTTCTAGATCAGATGGGGCGCCGTTGAGCCTCACTTGGGCGTGCATGGTGCCCATGGGTGACTCGATCTGGAGCGTGCCCAACGGCGGGAGGATGGAGAAACCATGCCGGAACTCTGCCCAAATATCATGGGCATGCCGGCCCTGCCCGGCGCGCACAAAAAGGTCGAGGGAACCTTCGATGGCTGGGAATCGGAGGCCTTCGATTGCTCTGCCTGGTACACCGAGAGTTTCGATGCCGGTGGCTTCGGGCCTGCCGATCAGCTCTTTGATGCCTGCTCTGCGGATGCCTGCTATCCAAGTGCTGGATGAAAGCTCCCAAGATTTACCGGTGGGGGCGATGTACCGCACCAGGTAGCGCCGGTCAATCATGGTGCCTCCTTTCCTTTCTGCTAGATTCGGGCTCGCTCGTAGCGCACCGCATCAACTGCCGATAGCTGGCCGACTTGCCCGGAGCCGGTAGCGAGTGAGCGTTTTGTGACGGCGAGGAGTTCGGCCAGGGTGGCGTTGAGCTGCCGTAGTTCTCCGGTTTGTGCTACCTCGGTGGTTGTGGCGAGTGAGCGGAGGCGTTCTACTTCCGCGGCGGCGGCGAGTGCTTTCCGCACTTTTTCGTCGTCGGTTTTTTCGATCTCTTGTTTGAGTTTCGCATATTCCAGTTCGGCGGTCAGTTTGTCTTTTTGCCGGAGGTATTCCACCGCCTTGGTGGCTCGGTCTAGCTCCAGGTTGAGGTTGTTCTGGTCGATCTGGCGTTGGATAGCGGTGAGCCGGTCTTCGGTTTGGCGTTGGGATTTTTCGATCCTGCCGCTGATACCATACTGGAGTGCGCCGATCGTGCTCTCCATGAACTGCTCGCCGAGCTTGGCGCCACCGGTGGCGGCTTCTACTCCGTATTGTTGGGAGAGCACGCCGCCGCCGATAGTGAGAGCGGCACCGCCCGCGGACCCCAGAACCAGGGCGGCTTTTTCAGCCGTCCCTAGGTTCTTCCAAGCTTCCTTGACGGAGTCCTTGTTTTGGTGGAGATCAATGCCGCCCTGCACTAGATCTTTCAGGCCGCCTAGCGCCATGCCGGCGCCTGCTAGGGCGCCTAGTGGCCCGCCAACGGTGAACCCAGCAACCCCAGCGGCGGCGCCGGCTAGGAGCTTACCGATGCCGCCTACCAGCTTAGATACCCCGCCGAAGCCTTTGGATGCGCCTTGGGCCTGGTTGGCAGTCATGCCGTATAGGCTAGCAGTTTGCTCGGCAAGGGCCGTGGTTTGGGCCCGCAGCAGCTGCGCTGCCGCGGTTTGTTTCAGCGTTGCTTCTAGCGCCTCATGCTGGGCGTCGGAGTGGGCTTTAGCCGCTTCCAGGTCGTCGACTGCGGCTTGGGCCCTTGCGACCCGAACCCCCCATTCGGCGGCCTGGATTTCTTTGGTGTTTGCCACCACGGATGCGGTCAAATCTTCGACGGTGAATTTACCGGTGCGGTAGAAACGGTCAATTGCACCTTTCATGGCTTCCACGCTGGTGGACCCCATGAGGGCGGATTGCTTACGGGCCTCGGCGAGCGCGGCTTCCGCTTGGGCAATGCTCACGATGCCGCGGGCACGGGTGCGCTCTATATCCCGCTCCCTGATCTGCAGCTCAGTTAGTGTTTTCACCCTGGTGAGGGCGTTGGTTTGCTGCTGCATTTCCAGCTTGGAAACTTCTTGCCGGGTCTTGTCCACGATGCCGGCTGCTTTCTCTATTTCAGAGAAAAAACTTGCGATGTGCCCAATGCCGGCTGCGAGGGAGCCGCCGATCTTTTCGGCAATCTCGCTGGCTGCCTGGTAGCGGGATGCCGCCACCGTGCGTTCTGCCGCCTCTAGATCAGCGAGGGATTCAGCCTGGGCGGCACGGGCCGCCGCTAGTTTGTCCTCAGCCTTGTTGACCTTTTCCTGGGCGGATTTGACCGCTTTGGCGTTTTTGTCGGTGGATTTTTCCAGGTTGTCGCCAATATCTTCCCGTACTCTGGCGAGTTTCTTCTCGGCGTCGGCGATGCGGTCGGCTTTGCCTTTTTTCCTGGCGTCAGCCAGGGATTTTTCGGCGTCCTCCAGTTTTCGCCTATCAGCCTTGGATACCGCGGCGCCTTCTTTCTCGGTTTTCGCCAGCTCCTTCTTGGCGTCGGCAAGCTCTTTTTCGGCTTTGCTGATGCCGTCAGTCTCGGTGGCGATCTTTTTCCGCAGATCATACAGGCCCTTTTCGGCGTCCCTCACAACTTCGGCGGAGTCCAACCAGCCGCCACCGAAATGGCGGCCTTCGGCTTGCACGACCACCCGAGCGTCTTCGGCGTCGTGGGCGAAGAGCTTTGCCGCGGTGGAGATTTCCCCAGCGGCTTTGTCGAATTTTTCGCCTGCTGCCATGAGGATTTTCGCCGCAGTAGCGTTCTGTTTCCCAATTTCAGGTAGGGCCTTGGCGATGGACGATTGGTGCCGCCACTGCTGGTTTGTGAGCACTAGCTCATCGGCGCCGGATTCGTTCCGTCCTCGAACGCCGGATGGCCACCGGCCGCCGGTGTCGAACTTCGGCCCGTACTGCACGTACCTTTTGGCCTGGTCAAACAAGGACTGGGCTTTGCCCCACGAAACGTTACCGCGGCTGGTTTTCACCCCATCCACAGACGTGGATTCGATATCATCCCCAAGGTTCAAAAAGTCGGCAGGGTCGTAGTCTTTGCCGTTGATGGTGACGATCTGCCCGGCGATGAGCGGCAGGTAGGCATGGTTGGTGTACTGGGGGTGGGATGCTGGTGCTGCCCCACCGCCGATTTGACCATCGCCGCGGCCGCCACCCATTTCGACGTTGACAGCTTGGCCGTCGGTGAAATGAATGGTGCCTGAGGTGTGGCCACCTGCGGGGCCGCCGTTGAGCCAGCCGATGGAAAACCGGGGGCCGCCACTGCCCAGGCCGGTGCTGAACCCCATGCGGGCCAGCACGGGGCCTTCGTCCATAGTGGCGAATTTGCGGCCGTCGAGTGGCCACCCCACAGCTAGTGCGGCCAGGCCACTCATCGCACCGCTACAGTCACCCCAGTTAGCGAGTAGGCCACCGCCGAAAACATACGGTGCGCCTTCGAGAGACCGCGGGGCCTTCTTACCGTTGACGGTTTCACCTTTAGCGAAACGCAAAAGCTGGCCCGGGGTGACGACCCCACCATCAGCCAGAGCCTGCACGCCCCCTAGGATCTTGTTGAGCTTGGGGGAATCATCATTAATCGCACGCAACAAATTATGGTGCTTGGCCGATGACCTGCGGTTGATAACCCACTCCCCAGCATCAACCCGGGCTGTGGGCCTGCCCTGCCTATCGACGCCCTGGAAACCATCGACCTCGGTGGTACCGGGCCCGGAGAGGGGCAGCCGATACCCTGCCGGAGTGCCGAACAGGCCACCTGCTGCGAACCCTACGACACCACCCATAACGCGCCGGGCTGGGCTGCCATCAGGAAGAAGCGCTGGCCTGCCACCACCCACATACACGGTTTCCACCGAAATCGTGTGGCGAGATGTGGTGTTTTGCCCGCTCAGGCCATGGATCCGCTTGATGACTTCTGGCACGTTGTCGTTGATTTTGACTTCACCGGTGCGCTTGTCTTTAACCAGGATACCCAGGTCAAGCATGCGGGTTTTAACATCTGGGTCGTTGGAGTCAATAACAACTTTCCCGCCGGGGAGGGTTTTCGTTTTCAGCCCTAGGGCATCGAGTTTTTCGATAGTGCCGGGCACCTCAGCATTATCAATATGGATATAGCCGTCGAGACTGGAGAGTTTGACCCCCATCTGATCCAGTAAGGAAATGATGGAGAACGCGTCGGGGAAATCAATGGTCACCTGCCCCTCGAAGGGCTCGGAGACTTTCGCCCCCATGGCCTCCAGCTTTTGTTTGGTCTCATCGGTGATCGCATCCGATTCAACTTTGATCGTTTTGTTATCCGGGATGGATTTGATTTTGTCGCCCAGGATTGAGTAGATCTGAGCCGCAGCATCAGCCTCCTTAGCGGCGTTTGTCATGGCTGCTGCTTCGGCTTCGTGCTGTCTGGTTGCCTCTTCCAGATCGTTGTTGGCGCCCCGGGTGGACTCGGCTAGCTTTAATGTCGCCAGGTCCGCATCAGTTAGGCCTTCCTTCCATTTCGCGAAGGATTCGGCGGCGGACTGCTTGGCTTTTAAGCTGCCATCATCAAGATCGGCGAGGGCGGTGGCCACACCCAAGGCGGCATCTTTGTTGCCGTTGAGGGCGGCTTCTAGATCGTCGGCGGAGATTTTGGCTTGCTGCAGCTGGGGGTGGGCGTGCATGAACGCGGTGACGATGGATTCGGCTTTGCCTTGGATGGCTTCCAGGCCGGAGGCTTGCCCCATCATGGCGTCCACCACGGTGCTGGATGCGATACCTGCCTTGCTGGCCAGGTCTATCAGGCCTTCGCTGGATGCGCGCTGTACCATCACCGACCGGGTTGCTGCCTCCTCAATTCCGTTCAAGGAATTCTTGAGGTCGTCAACATTGTTCTTGTGCTGCTGTTCAGCCTTAGCTGCTTTTTCGTTTTCGCTGGCGAACAGGGTAAGGGCTGCGGCGGCGCCTGTGAGCGCCAGGCCCCACGGCCCTCCGAGGGCGCCTAGTAGGCCTTCGGCACCGGATTTCAGCAGGGAGAAACCGCCACGGGCCACACCAACAGCTGCGTCACCGATCGAACCCAGGGCAGCGCGGGCGGTGTGGGCTGCCTCGGTGTGCTTTTCCGCAAATGTTTTCAATGCCGGGGAACCCTGCTGGACCGCGGCCTCAGCCTTAAGCACGGCGGCAGCCAAACCACTTTGTGCACCGGTCAGGTAGTGTGTGGTGGCCCCAACCCGGTCCATTTCCACACCAGCGTCCCTATAGAATTTTTGGATGCTGGATATTTGTCCCCGCATTTCAGACAGGCTAGACACGTGCCCCCGCATCTCGGACAGCTTGGACGTGTACTGGCCCACGGTGGTGGTGATACCGCCAACAATACCTGGCACGGTGCGGAACGCCGCCCAGCCTGCCATAGCGGCCGCCAATAACCCGGGGTGGGCTTTCAGCAGGTCAGCGACAGACTGGAGGGACGGGGCCAGGGCAACGAGCACGCCAGATGCTGCATGCAAAGTACCGAGGAAAATATTCCAGGTGCTAACACCGAGGGCTGCGGATGCCTGCCCCAGAGCAGTAGCCACGGTAGATACCACGGGCGCCAAGGCTTTACCTGCATCAAGTGCATCGGTGAAGGCCGCCTGGACGCCGGTAAGCATGCCTTTGCCCTGATCGGACTGCATAAAATTCGTCACAGCGCTCTTGGCGTCTTTGAGCCCTGGCACTAGGCGCTGCTGGAGGAAAGTATCAATGTCGGCTGCAACTGGTTTGATTTTGGTTTCCAACCCGTCGATGGCGCCGGTGGCGGCCACCAGGCCGTCCTTCGCCAGGCCGAAGAATGGTTTCAGGGCGGTAGCACCCAACCGGCCCAGGGCTGCCTGGGCATTGGCTGCGGCACCTGTGAAGGATTCGCCCATTTTCAGGGCGGACCCACCCATGCCGGCGCGCATGGCTTTCTCGAAGGTTTCGAAGTCGATCTTGCCTTTGGAAACCATATCCGAGATTTCGGCGGAGGTTTTTCCGGTCTGTTTGGCGAGCAGCTGGAGCACGGGAATGCCCGACGCCATGAGCTGCAGCATATCATCGCCCTGGAGTTTGCCGCGGGCGGCAATCGAGCCGAAGATAACGCCGACGTCTTGCATGCTCCGGCCGGCAATAGCAGCGGTGTCGCCCACGGTTTTCAGGGTGGTTTCCAGCTGCTGGCCGGGTTTAATGCCTGCGGCAACTAGGCCTGCGGCAACGGATGCCGCCTCCCCCAGTCCAAAGGCGGTGCCTTTCACTGAGGAAAGCGCATCGTTCATGACCCCGGCAACGGTCTTGGTGTCGTTGCCTAGGCCGAGGAGTTTCTGTTGGGCGTTTTCGATAGCGGTGAGGCGGCCCATGCCTTTGGCCATGGCGGTGCCGATGAGCCCACCTGCCGCCACACCGGTGGCGAGCGCGCCGGCTTTCAGGGTTTTGCCCACGCCAGCGGCGAGCTTGCTTCCCCACGAGCCGCCGCGGCGCTCGGCTTCGCTTTCCACACTCCCCAGTGCTTTGGCGATGGTGGGGCTGATTTTACTCACCTCGGGGATGATCGAGATGTAGCCGGTGCCGAGCTCTGCGCCCATGAAAAATCCCCTCCTTCAGATTCTCTAGATGTGGTGCTTTTCCCTGACCTTTTGCCTGATCTCTGCGGCGGTCAGCTCCCGCCTATGCGGCCGGCTCACCTGCTGGTGGGAGGCCTCGATACCCTCGATGGTTTGTTGAATAAGACCCCCAACACCATTTGTGTTTTTCCCGGCGCGGGCCAGGGCCAGGATGTACTGCTGGTCGAAGAGTGCGCCAAGGATTTGGTTGGTGGGTGTCACCCAGGCGGCGGCTTCGGCGGCTGCGGGGTTGAGGTAGGTGTGGAGGTGGGATGTGGCTGGTAGATGTTTGAGGAATGCCTTAAGGTCGCTCCACCGGTAGGTGCGCCCTACGTTGCTGAGTGAGTATCCGATGTGGAGGAGGTCTACTCGGAGGGCGTCGGTGAGCTCGGGGTCTCCCCCGAAGGCATACTGGTGGAGGGCAAGGATTCCCCCAACAGAATACCTGATTCCTGCCCCCAGATGCGGTCGATTTCCACCAGCTGGCGTTGTACCAACTTGCTGATGGCATCCTTCTTCACCTGGGTGCTATTGAAGTGGAGCAGGAAGAGCCGCGTAATTTCAACAGAGTCTTTGCCGATGTGCTGTTTTTCGGCTTCGTTTTGGACGGCGGTAATGTCTGTCGGGTACAAACAATCAACTGGGGGGATGGCGATGGTAACTTTTTTGTCTTTGCCTGCAGGGATGTTGAATTCAATGTTATCGAATCCGGAGATATCGAATGCCATGATGGCTCCTTAGGTGTGGTTGATAGAGGGTGGGAGGGCCGCGGGCGGTAACGGGGTTTTGCCCGCGGCCCTTTTTTCAGTGTGGTTAGCGCCAGTGTTTCAGCACCTGCCAGTGGGCAGTGGTGAGTTTCGATGCTGGCGTGACTTGCAGCCACGGCTGGTCGCGTAGTGAGGTGATAGCCGCGTCTAGGTCGGTTGCGGGGATGGTGGTGCCGCCAGCACCCCACAGGCCGATGGAGGGGCGGATCTTGCCCGGCCATTGTGCGGTGAGCGCCTCCACCAGGGGCGCCGCTTTTCCAGCCTGCCCAGCATCGAAATAGACCCACGGCTGCAGCAGATCGGCATGCTGCAACAGTTTGGCATAGTCGTGTCCGCTGTCGGGCCGGCCAGCAACCGGGTTGGCCCAGTTGACTCGCACGTCGAAAACCAGTTGGGCATTACCGATAGCGCGTTTGATGCGGCCTGCGACTTCGGCCATTTTATCGCCGAACCACGCCAGCTCTTTAGGGCCCTCGTGGGGGGTGCCGTCGCCGCGGCGGGTCCAGTCCGTCTCGCCGGTGTCTTGTTTGAACAGCTCCAAGTCTTTATCTGAAAATGACCCGGAGTCCCAGTGGATTTCGGTGAGGATGATGCCGTTGATGCGGTTGCCGTAGCGGGCCGCGAGGTGCCGTGCGGCGTTCTCTAGCATGACACCGATGTGTCCTTTGGTGAGGGCGTAGGCGCTGCCCAAATCGTTTCGGATGGTGCCGTCTCTGGATACTGCCCGGAGGTCTTGGTATTCGGGTTTCGCCAGGGTGGTGGTGGCCATGGCATCCAGGGTGAGGTAGATGCTTGTGATACCAGCTGCGCGGGCGGTGTTGATGATCCCTGCGATGGGGTCGCCTTCGGCTGCTGATAGGGATGATGTGAGCCCACTGTCTGAGGGCACTTCGGGGGAGAGCAGCCATTCGGGGCGGCCTACCGCTAGATCGATGGTGGTGCCACCCGCGTCTACTACTTTTTGGAGGGTTTCTTCCCAGTTGTAGGTTTTCGATGAGGTGTCTTCCCAACCGAATGATACAGCGCGTCGGCGGGTGTCCGGTTTCGGGGGCGGCGGTACAGCCCCGCCGCCGTTGTTGTTCCCTCCGCCGCCCGGAGTTACCGGGGAGGGGTTTAGGGGTTTACGGTGATGGTGGTGCCCGCGCCACCGGTGAGTTTAGTACCGTCGGCGGTGAGGGCCCCGGTAACATCCTTGATGGTGTAGGGCCCGCCAGCATTACCGGTGACGGTGGCGGTGGTGGCGCCTGTGAGTTTGCGTAGCTCGGCCTGCACGGTGTCGGCGGTGGCGTTAAACGCTAGTTCGGCGGTGGCGTGGCCGTCGACGGAGAGGGTGAAGGTGCCGCCTGTAACGCCGCCGGGGAGGGTCACGGTCTTGTCTTGGGTGTCGGGGTCTGGGGTGTTGGGGTCGACCATGCCGTCGTCCCGCAGCTCGAAGGAGTTTGCGAATTTGAATTCGGCGGGGCCCTTGAAAGCGGTGATCGTGACGTTGTATTTCGTGGATGCGGAATGGACCTCAGCGGTTTTTTCCACGGTAGTGATCCGGCCGACCGGTACGACCAAGGTTTTAGCTTTTTCACCGGAAACAGCTTTCACAACGTGGCGCTTGAGCGGTAGCCGTTCAGCAGTGTGGTACACGGTGATCTGGCGGCCGTGCTTGTCGGTGGCTGCTTTTTCGATAACGTTTGCATCGCCGAAGCAAGATCGGAGCACATTAGTGTTGCCGTCTTCGAGCAGGGTGAGAACGACTGTTTCGGTATACGAGGTTTGGGTGTCTACCCAGTCGTCACCGCCGAACATTTTTTCGGTGCTGGTTTCCCGGTTAATGGTGTGAGTGAAGCCGTCTTCGCCTACAGCGCCGTGATCTTTGAAGTCCTTATGGAGGGTTTCGAGGGCAGTTTTTGGCAGCGGGGTATCGACTGGGGCATTGAAATACACGCCGCCGTCGATGGGTGGGGTGGCCACGAAGGCGTTTTGAATGTTGATAGCCATGGGTATTCTCCTAAATCAGGAATGTTGGAAAAGGGAGTTGCGGCAGGATGGTGTCCCCTGCTGCCGCGCCAGGGGCCGGCTAGTGGGCTAGGAGCCGCACGCCACCGGTGAATTGGAAGCGGTAGAGCTTCGGGTCGGGGTCTTCGTACCTGGTGAGGGTGTCTATGGTGGTGGATTGGATCTGGGCGGACCGCATCCGCGCCCACGCTTCGTAGGCTGTTTCGGCCAGGGCTTCAGCGTCTAGTTCGGTGTGGGCGTAGCACTCCACCAGAAACCGGGGGTTGCGGAGTGCCCAGTCCTCCATGCCGCCGCCGATGCGGGAAACAATGATGAAGGCTTGCGGTTTCGGGGTGCCCGGCATGCGGCTAGATACCGGCACCCCTACCCTGCGCGCCAGCTCGGCAATAACTAGCGTGGTGGCGGTGGTGGTCACATGGGCCTCCTTCCAGAAGGCTGGTTAGCCTAGGGTTCGGGTGAGGATGTTGTCTCTGGCTTCTCGGCGTTTGGCTGACCAGGTGTCGGCGTAGATGATGCAGCGGTGGCGGGTTTTGCCCATCTGGTAGGAGGAGACGAAACCGTCACCGGCACGGGCTGCTATTTGTTCGGCGTGGTCGACTACGATCCCTTGGGTCATGGGGTCTTTGAGTAGCGCTTTCAGCGCCGCTTTGTTCGGCACGTACTTCGCCATAGTCCGCTCACTTGTACCGAGCGCTGTCTTGTTCGGCGCGTACTTCGCTGTAATCCACCCACATGCACCTGGCCCACCCGGTGGGCGAATAGGCTGCTCGTACTTGCCGCATGCCCTCATCGGCGAAGCAAATAAGGCTGCCGCCATCGAAGGACAGGCTTGAGCATTCGACGTAATCCGCTAGGTCGTCCTCGGCGTTAATGGTTACTTTTAGCCATTGTTTATTCGATTCCGGCAAGGTTAATCACCTCCAATTCTGGGGCCCAGCCGAAGGGGCCGTGTTCGTAGTTTTCGGGTTCGCCCACAACCTCTAGTCGTTCGCCGCCTGGGGTGAGGATGACAATGTCGGTTTCGATAAAGTCGCCGGGGTGGGCGTACATTTTTATGGCGACTGTTCGGCGGGCATGGCCCGCTAGTTCGGGTTCCGCAGTGGTGGGTTTCGCCCAGCCCACCACATGGATAATGGTGCCCTGGAGCCCATAGGTGGGGTTGCCGAGCTCATCGGTACCGGTTTTGAAGCGGCGGAGCCGGGTTACCGGGTACCGCTTGATTGTTGGCAGGCCTGGCATCGCACCCTCTTTCTTTAGCTCATGGTGATGGAGTAGATACCGCGGCGCTTCCTACGGAAGGGAGCCAACATTGTTTTATCCGATGTGGTGAGCCAGGGGGCGCCACCACTACCGCCATGGGTGAAGTTCGCGCTTTGGCTAAACGGGCCTGCGGTGACCTGCATGGATTCTTGGAAGGCGGTTTCCTTAGGGGCTTCGATGACCCTGGCTACCATGCGGGATACCACGATTTTGATGGTTTCCGGCACCGGCTCGGGCGCTGGTTTTTGCAGGTACCCCTCAACCAGGGCAGAGGCCTCCTCAAGCAGGCCTAGGGCACGGTCTTCGTCGAAATCCACGTGGGGGATACGGGTCTTCACATCGTCAAGACTTGCGAGCACGACTACTCCGGCGATTCGTCTTCGGGCTGGCGGGGGTTTTGTCCTCCCCACCGGCCCCACCGTCACCTGAGTCTTCAGGATCTTCGGGATCTTCAGGATCTTCGGGTTCCGGTTCCAGCAGGTCGGGGTGGATGGTTACACCATCTGGCACGTCCTCACCTGGGGCGAGCACATGCGGCCCGGTTTCATCGTGCGCAATCACATAGCTTCCTAGGTCGCTGCGAATGGTTGCCATGGGTGTTCTCCTTGTTCTTAGAGGACGGTCATGGCCGCGGTGTAGTTAGCGTCACCAACAACAGGCATGCCGATAGCGTTGGCCCGCACCCAGGTGGACTTCGGGTCGTCTTCCTGGTAGGCGCCAACCACAATGCCGGGGCGGTCTTCTTCGGCAATGCCGTAGGCGGGATCGACGGCTTCGAGGGTGGTGCCCCAGAATGTACGGCCTAGCGGGGATTCTTCGCCGTCTACAGCGGGGAGCATGATGGCGATTTTTTCGTCGATGACTCGTTTGAGCGCTCCGCCCTTGCGGATCTTACGGTCGTACCGCAGGAGGGGTGGCAGCTCGAAGGATGCGAGCACGCTGTGAAGGAAGTCCACGGTCACCATGCTGGGGATGCCGTTCACGCCGCCGGCCATTTTGCGGATTTCTTCGCATCGGATCAGGCTGGTGATGATTTTGGGGGATACCAGCAGGTAGCCGGGCGCCTCACCACTGAGGTTGGCGTAAACCTCTGCTTGGGCTTGCAGGTCTTCGATCGGGGCCGCGGTGGCGTACTGGTCCCACTTGGTGCCTACGGTGGTGGTGAGGCGGGGGTCGCGGCCGAAATCCTGCTCCACGTTGAACTGGTTTTCGCTGATGAGGGCTTTACCGGTGGTGAGGATTTCGCCACGCAGCATCTCTACCCGGTCAGCGACAGCCCGGGCTGCGGTGATTGTGGCCCGGCCGATCAGATCCTTGCCGGATGCTGGGGCGTTGATGCCACGGGCCCGGAGCTGATCGTATTCGCTGACGGGAATTTTCTGGCCCAGAGGTGGAAGTTCCAGGGAAATTTTCTTACCACCGGGCATAGCGCCGATAGGGGTTTCAGCATCGTAGGCGCGGTATTCAGCAACCTCGACCAGGCCGTTGTTAGTTGCAGACAGGCTCACGGAGATGTCGTCGACGACACGGTTGGGGAGGAATTGAGCGAGAACGTTTTTGGAGCGTTCCCGCTCATCAAGGGTTTCGCGGGCCACAGTGGTGAGGGACTGCGGCTGTACGACTTCAGTCCATAACATGAGAATCAGTCACCTTCCTTCGGGGTGAGGATGAAATGGGGGTTAGGGGTGGTCAAGGTGGTGATGTCGAATACGCCTTCGGGGAGGTATTTCACCCGGATGCGGCCGTGGTCGAGCATGGGGGCCACGATATCCACGTCTTTCTGCTTGGCGGACTGGGAGGTGAGCAAGAACCCAGCTAGGGTGTCACCGACCGCGGTTACTGGCTCGTATTTACCGCCAGCCCCCCGCTTCAGCGGGATACCAGACGGCAAAACGTTGTCCTTCACAACAGCTGCGATTTTCTTCCCGTCAATGGTGATGGTTTGGGCGTTAGCCACGCCGTGGCGGCTGCCTAGCCACTTGCGGTTATCAACCCCTAAAGGCTCGCGGATTGGGTTGAGTTGCATGATAGATCACATCCTTTATTTGTCGGTTTTGGTTTTGCCCATAAGGCGGCGCGCCCAGCTGCGGTCGCTTTCTTTCGAGGAGCCGGCCTTGCCCTTGCCCTGGAGAGGCGAGGTGGCGGGGCGGCTTTTCGACGCCCCAGCCCCGGCGCGGTCCGCAAGTAACTGTGCTTGGGTGCGCATGGCTTCGGTGTCGCCGTGGAGGAAGGTTTCGGCTTCTTTCCGGCTGAGACCGAATTCCAGGGCGAGCTCTAGGCGAGCGGCCGTTTGTTCTGCTGCTTGTTGGCGTTTGGTTGCTTCAGCGAGGGCTTCCTCGGCCTGCTTGGTTTTGCCCGTTTCGGCATCAAGCTGGGCCTGCAGACTGTCGGCGGTTTTCCGGTTTTCCTTGGCCCGGTTTTCCCAAGTGCGAGCATGTTTTTTCCACACGGTCGCGTCGTCTGCCGGCCCCGGCTCGGGGTCGGGGTCGCCATCCTCATCATCATTGCCACTGTCGTTGTCGCTGGGGGTTTCGCTTTCACGGTCTGAGGCTTGCGGAGTCGCGGTATCCGCCTGGGCGGCATCAGTCGTGCCACCACCGGCAGGGATGTCGGGGGTGATGGTTCGCACCCAGGGGGGTATTGCTAATGCTCTGGCTGGCATGGGTGATTCGTCCTTTCCTGTGATGGATATGGTTAACCCCCACCAGCCTGGTGGGGGTTACTTGGTAGGTAAGCTGGGGGCTATATTGCATGATCCTGTATGCCACCAGCGGTCTCAAAGGGTCAGATTTCAAATCGCACCCTTCCGGTGTACTTTGGGTATGAGAAAACCCGCGTTCTTCTTACAAGGCCGCGGGTTTTAGGTTGGATTAGCCCAAACTACGCAAGAAGAAATTCCTCATCTTCATCAAATTCAACCGGGTACTTGGTGCCGTAATTACGACGTAGGTAAATACCAAAATCAGGTTCCACTGCTTCAATACCATCCCAATTAAGCTCCATGCCCCAATTTGTTTCTTCGCAAAGGAGCATGAAAATGCTCCGCAATAAAGCTAACGCCTCAGGATTGCGTGACTGCATAACATCAATCTCAACAATCCCGAAGTCCTCAGCACGCCCAGGATCATTTGCCATAACTCGAACGGTCCTCACAGCCTCTATCGCGGAAAAATTCGCAGCAATAAGCTGGTTAGCACGAGCTACAATTTCATCCTGCGATTCATCGGCTCGCTGAATAAAAATAGCAGCAACGTAAGACATTTTATTTCCTTTCCCACAATAGAGTTCCGTTTACGGTTATTACCACTATCCTATCAAGGTCGGCCCCATTATCTCGAACAGCATTTTTCATGCTATTAATAATGTCGGCTTCAGCGTTACCCAATGATCTCGCATCATACAAAAGCGTGCCTGCTTGATATCTAGCATGCCTAGCCCGGTTTTTTATCCCGCTTTTTGATGTTATGGTCTTTAATTCCACGGCTTCGCCGTCAACGATGGAATCTGGTGTGTTTTGAACGCCTGTTTCTTCTGCATAAATTGCACCACGACGATCCGGCAACTTGTCTAGCTCTTTGAGCTTGATAACTTCTTTAGCCCCATTTGCATATAGCCAGTCCCGAATTTTCGCTTCATCAGGCGGCCATGGAGCATCATCATTTAGCCCTAAAGATAACGCTTCATCGACACGAATTCGGCGTTTAACTTTGGGGGCATGATAAATCCTTTCAGTGATCCGCTGAGCATCTGGTGGCACCCAGTCGGGTGTTTGGTTTCGGTGGCGCTCTATGGCTTCAGCGAAGGCTTCTTGGTCGCTGCCGGGGTATTTGCCGGATTCCGCGTAGATTTGTTCTAGTTCTTGGTTGATGCGCGGTAGGTCAGCGGGAGTTTGCACCTCGATACCTAGGCATTTGCAATTGTCGTGGTATTTTTTGCCGGCCTCAGTGAGCAGCACGGTGTCGTGGCTGTAGACAGCACCACGGCTGGCAAGGAGGAGACAGAAAGTGCAGGCGTGGGGTTCCGGCACACGGGCGTAGCGGGTGCCGGCTTTTCGGGTGGCTTGGTATACGGTTTCGCGGGCTGGTTGTTGTACGAGCCGGTTAGTGATGCCAGCGAGTTTCCGTAGCACTAGCTGCCTATCCAAACCGCCGGTGGCGTTGCGGGAGGTGTTTAGTGCCCAGGCGTAGGAGCCGAGGATTTGCTCGAACTCTGCCGGGTCGGCCACTTCGGGATATTCCAGGCCTTTCAAGTTGTCGTCGAGGCTGCGGGAGCGGAATAGGTAGTCGGCGGCGGCGTAGGCGGCTTGTTCCCCGTAGGCCGCGATAATCGCCTGGAAGGGCTCTTCCATAAGCTGCTTGGCGTCGGCGAAGCCGAGGGTTTCAGTCTGTTTCCACCAGGACACCAAATCCCGTATAGCGAGGGTCCGCAAGTTATCCATGGCCTGCTGGTAGTCAGCTTCGGCATCCAAGTCTCGCGCCATATGGCTAGCACCTCCCTCCCATGGGTGTTGTTTAAGTTTTCTCCCGTAGTGATACGGGGGTTGCCCCGGTGAACCGGATCCCGGGCAGGCCGGCCAGGTCAGCAGCTGCTTTGGGTTCGACCCCGGCGCGGATCAGGACGCCTAGGGCGTCGGCGCGTTGTTTGAGGTCATCTGCCTCCGCCCCCCCCGCGAAGCGGTTGTGTTTTCCTGAAGGTCGGTTTCAGTAGACGCTTCGGTGGTGTTGGGGGTTTCTTCGGGGTCACGGTTTGCCCTGGCCAGGTCGAGTACGGTGGTATCGCCGATGGTGGCGGCGCCGCCGGCAAGTGCTGTGGCGCGTTGGGTGGCGGATTGTTCGGCGAGCTCCTTGCGCATGATTTCCTGCTCGGTCTGGCTGAACCCTACCCGGCCCCACACGACAGAGGAGTGTTTCGGGGTGATTTCGGCTGCTACGGCTTTGGTCATGGCGTCCATGGTTGCCGACAGGGTGGGTGTGGCGGCCGCCAGCCATTTCGCTTCGAGGGAGGCAATGAACTCCCATTCGGGCGGCTTGCCGTCGAGAATGGCTTTGCATACGTAGGCAAGATCACGGCACAGTGGGCGGCCGAACGCCAGCTGGCGGAGCTCAGTGCGCCGCACTAGGCGGGATTCGGTGGCCCTAATGCTGTCGGCGCTGGGCGGGTTATCGGAGGCGAACCCCAGGTAGGATACTGGCACCCCGGATTGGGCTGATACTAGCTGTGCCATCATCTTGAGCTCTTCAATATATGGCGTAGGTGGGGATGCTTGGAACTGGCCCGCGGTGATGGTGGGGAGTCCGTCATCAGGATCACCCGGCGGCACCACAAGCGCTTTGCTCATGGCGACTTTCCACCCCATTTGGATGAGGTCGCTTTCCGACGCGTCCTCGTCTAGGCCTAGCTGGTCGAATGTCGCGTTCAGCAGATAGCGCTGTGGGGTGGTGTAGTACTCGCGGTTGAACTCCATGCCTAGCACGGTTCGCACGCCGTGGTCGGTGTAGTATTCGATGGCCGTGGTGATTTCTGAGGCGCCTGCGTCTTTCCCGGCGCGGGCCCGGTTCGGGATACGGATCAGGCCGCACCTGCCCCAGTCGTGCTTGACGCAGATGGTTTCTTTTTCTGCTTCGCGTGGGTCGGTGATGATAGAGATCACCCGGTCCGGCAGGTGTAGGGTTTGGTATTTTTCGCCGTTTTCCCCGGTTTTTTCGATGTATCCTGCTGCCATGCGGTTAAGCCTGTCATCCCACATGTAGGTGGCCTCATTGGCAGTGACGGCATCAATAATGATGGTGGGTTCGCCATCGCCACCAGCTGATACTTCGAGGAATCCCATGCCAGTGACGAGGGATTCCAGGGTAGCTTTAGCAAACTCGGAGCTCAAGTCGTTGTCGGCAAAAACTTGGTCCAGTTCGCTGATGTCGGCCTTTGGGGATATCCACCCTTGCCACTCCAGCCGCTCCGCTAGGGAATCAACGACAATTTCGGGCCAGCCGACCACTGCCCGGATGCTGCTGGCAACCGCGGGCAGGGCGATGTTCAAATCTTTGAGGGCGTTTTTGCCCTCATAGTAAGCCCATTTTTGCCTGTTCTTCTGGGTGTGTTCTTGCAGCCGCCCCGCCAGCTTGACGATGAGGTTATGCTCGTCGTCTGCGATTTCGTAGTCGGGGATTAGTTCGAGGGTCATCCGATCATCACTCTCCTTCGCTTCTTGGGGCCGCTCTTACGGGCCCGGACCTTGCCGGAGTTCAGGGCTTCACGACGCCCTACGTTGGCGGCCACCATGGCCACGCATAGATCAACGAGTTGGTGGCTGTCACGGCTGGTTTTACCAATCGCTAGGCCAAATTTGTTCCACCTGATTTTCGTGTTGTTCACGTGCGCTGTGAGCGCCGGGTTGCCATCATGCCGGAATGGCCCGTCCAGGCCGTCTTTGTCGATGAGGTCCTGGATGATTTCTACCTCCTGGGAGAAGCGCCGGTTCCGGTCGGCGGCGCCGGGTTCGGAAAGCCGCATGTCCCAGAGGACGGAGTGGGTTTTTGTTGCCCAGCAGCGGAGTTTTCGGCGGAAATCACGGTGCCATGCGTCGATGAGGGGCCTCCAGTAGGAGGCTTCGGTGGTGTCGTCCTTGGCGGGTGATGGGTCGACGCCGAACCAAACTACTTTGTATAGTTCCATGATTTCTCGTACCCTGGTGTCCACCTGGTCGCGGTCGACGAGGTAGCCTTCGCCTCGGGGCCCGCGGGGCCTCGACCACACGCCCAGCGTTTGGTTGTACCCGTCTGAGATTCGGCAGCCCATGAGGGCGGTAGCGTCTTCCGATTTAGAGCAGTCGAGGAACATGGCGATCTGATCCCCCGGCTCGAATGCTTTGGACGGGTCAGCGAGTGCCGCCCACGCTTTGGCGCTCACGTAGGAGTCTTCGGCATCCCCTAAGCCGTTCATGTAGAAGCGGATAGCGTCACCTGCCGAGAGTTCGGGGTCCACTACTTCGTCGGAGATGCGTTCGATGTCGGCCCAGGGGGCGTCGGAATAGGCCTGTTGGAGCGCCAGCATGCGCTGCTTGGGGTCGTAGATGTCTAGCTTGGGGTCAAATTCAATGGAGTCATAGAGGATGTCTTTCTTGAGCTGCGGATATTTACCGGATTGCTGTTTCTGCCATGCTTCGAAAGTTTTTTCGCCAATGGAGTCCTGGCCCCGCTGGTGGGCGTTGGTGAAGTCCACCATTCGGGCCTGCACGCTTTTCTTTGATTTGCCGACGTTTCGGCGGGCGACCTTGGCGACCGCGTGGCCGCCGGAGCGTTGAGTCATGTGGTGGGTCTCATTGAGCACGATGAAAGTAGCAGGGTCCCCCTCGGAGGACCGCTCTGAAGCGGTAAGCACTTCGATACGGGCCGGGGAAGTCTTCACGAAGGTCGCAGTCCTCCCCTTGTCCAGCCCGTAGTAGTTGGTGGCTTCAACACCAAACTGGGAGTTAGCAACCCGGAGGACGTCTTTCGATTGCTCTTCGGAGTTGGAGGCTATCTGAACCAGAGGCATGGTGTGTTGCTTGCCCACGTATCGGGTGCCGTCCCAATGCAGTTGGGAGGGGCCGAGTAGCTCGATGTTGCACATGGCGGCAGCCAGAGGGTCTTTGCCGCTGCCTTTGCTGCCGCGTTTGCAGCCACGCCGGTAGATGAATCGCCCCTGGTCGTTGAAGGCGTACCAGAGAATGAGGAAGCGGGCTTGCCCTGGTGTGAATCGCCAGGGTTCGCCGTCGTCGTTGAGGAGGCCGGGTTCGTCGGTGCGCCATTCGGCCCAGTCGATGACTGCGGGGCCTAGGGAGTGGGCGATGAGGTCGAGTTTTTCGTCCATGGTGGTGGGCCACGGAAGCGTGCACCAGGCGCCTTTGTCGCCGAGGTAGTAGCCGGGTGGCATGGTGAGGTCAGAGATTAGCGAAGCGGTCATGGGCGTCGATCACCACCCCATCATCTTCGGGTTTGGACTGCTCAACATCGCCGATTTCCCATTGGAGACGTTTCATGGCCATGGGTGAGAGCCCCAGCCGGTCTTCGATTTGGCGAAGCTCGGCCATGGCGGTGGCGTTGACCACGCTGTGATCGAGCTCGTCTTGAATGGCGTTCCGCAGGACGAGATAGCGAGCAACTAAAAATTCGTCGTGGTTGCGTTCCCACATGACTGCCTGAGGGCGACGCCAGAGTTCCGCCCAACCGCGTTGCACTCGGCCGGGCAGTGGCCATCGGGGCGCTCGCCCCTTCCGCCCATCGGCGGGGAGCGTCACCCAGTCGGGTCTAGCATTGCGGCGGCGGGCATTCCTCTTCGGGGGTGGTCCGGGCACGGTCGGCACCCCCTTTCGTGTTCTTAGGTTTTCCTAACCTTTCCTTTAGGTGGGCCTTGGGAACCCGTACAGGCCGGCAGGCCCTTTGCCCTCCGCGGCCCGAGGGCCGCCTCGGGGGGGTATCCCCCTACCCCCGGTCGGTATCAAACTTGATAATGTGGGGAATATCACAAAATGAGGGGGTGGGGGGTCGCTTCACTCTCGCTACCCGGGCGGCGCGCCCCGCCTGGGCTTCACGCTGCGTTTTGGCCTTGTGGCATGGGACACAGAGCGATTGGAGATTGCTAAAGGCATCGTATCCGGGCCCGCGGGCGTTGTCGATGTGGTCCACTTCGGCAGCTGGGCTGCCGCATTGTTGGCATGTGTAGCCGTCGCGGGTGAGGATTTTCTTGCGGATATGGGTTTTCACGTGGGTAGGGGCGCCGTTTCGCCATGCTGCCATATGGATTCCCTCCCTGAAGGTCAGAAAGTAGGAGGAGTGGAGCGGCAATCCCCTGCCCCACGAGCTATCCGGGGTGAGGAGCCATCAAAACACCCCTGATGACGAATCGCAGGCGCTAAACCCTCCACCGGTTTTTCTGCAGCCTGCGTCGTCGCGTCGATTATATCACCTGCTGTGACAGCAGGCAAAGGCATATTTTTCAGGTGTCCTAGAACCTCACCGAGTCGATAGCACGCGATGCGATCAGTGCTTAGGCGAGTGTCAATGCGTCCACGCTCGGCCCACTTGCGTAGCAGCGCACGGCTAACCATATACCCATTGGCGCGTGCGGCGTGGATAATAGTTCGCCACGTCAGCCACGGCTCACCAGCATCACACACCATGGGCTGCCCGGCGCGGAGGAATTCCTGGAGTCTGGATTCTTGGTGACGGAGTTCGGCGTGGATGTCGGGGGCGAAGTCTAGGTTGGCGATGAGTCCGGCATTGAAGGCGAGGAAGCCTAGGAGTTGGTGGGCGTCGCAGGTGAGGATGCGGCTTGGTTGGATGTGGTTGGCGATGTCTCGGGCGACCTCGAAGAGCCTAAGGGTGAGGTCGATGTCTAGGGTGGTGGCGGCTCCGCCTGGTGTAGTGGGGTGGGCCCCGGGTTTCTTACCCCCCTGGGGGTTCGTTATACGGGTGGGGGTGGGGTACTTGGCGGCTTCCAGTTCTACCCAGAGGTCCTGTAGGCCCCGTAGCGTGGCACGTAGGCCTGTCTCAGTGGTGGTGGCGCCCATGGTTTCCTCCCGTTCCCCAGCTGGTATGCGTGGGCTAATGGTAAAGCTGGGGCTTGGCCACTAGTGGCATTCACCGCACCCTGGGAGGCGAGGGGCGGGGGTGTGGTTACTTTGTGGGGCGTGAGGCGTGCCATCGTTTGATTTCGGCGGCGTCCCATAGGCGGGTGCGTTCTAGCTGGAATGCGGGTTGTGGGGCTTGGCCACGGGCAACGTAGCTAGCGAAAGTGGCCTTAGCGACGCCGATGTGCTGGGTGATAGCCGTGACGGTCCAGTACTCTATTCCGGCATCAGTGATGGTTGTTCGGTGCGGAATGTCTTTGGCAAGGGTGATATCAATCATCGTGGAACCTTTCATGGAGGATTAATAAAGGACCCCACTAGCCGAAGCTGGTGGGGTTGCTGGTTAGCGGCGCCAGCGGCCAGTACAGGTGAGATATCCGAGTATCACAGCGGCAATGGCGAGTAGCGCAGCGGTGGCGACGCTTACGCTTTTGCTATATAGCGCGGTGGCGACCGCAGCGGTAAATGTAACTACCGATACGATGTACATGGGTCGCGCTTTCATGGGCTTTCCTCCTTCCTGGGGATTCACGTGGTAGAGTGGTGGGGTGTCCCCCGGGTGAGCTAAGTACGTTTTAGCTCACCCGGGGGTTACCGTTGGCGCTTACCGCGGCGGTAGCGTTTCCGCTTCCGGTGCTTGCCTCCGGGTTTCCTGCCTTGCAAGTAGGTCAGGATGCCGGTGGCTACGGCAATCGCCGAGAGAGCCAGGCTAACCTTGTCGGTCATCTGGGGTCACCTCCCCTCCACTATTGAGTTTTCTGTAAGCCGTTTGGCTTACACTCTTTATTATACAGCGTCACGCTGCATTCTTCAAGTGGGGGTATAGGCTTTAAGGGCGATGTGAATGTGTTCTTTACCACATTAATTCGCCGGAGGTTCGTTCAACCATGAGCATCAGCCGGCACGCACCCACCCACCATTTCGCCACAGCATCCGGGTCCTCTACCAAGCAACCACCTCCTCTGTAATCCATCAGGAGCACCTTGCGCTGCCTGTCGAGATCGAAAAACCAGAAGTCGCCTATCATGTCGCCCCAGACATTCTGCGGGATAAGATTCAGTCGCACCCCGTAGAGAGAACTGATATCCGAGTTCCCACATACCAGAGGATCCTCATATTCACTTGCATGATGGATCAGATAGAATGATTCGACAGATAAGAATGTTGGTAATTCTTCCTCCAGGGCGAGTGCTAAATCTGCTACTTTTGCGTAGCGGACGCAATCAATTGTTAGATCCAATACTGCGACTCCCCGCCATGATGGAGAAATTCTCTCTAACAGTAAAACGGGAGTGCCAGAAGATATTTCAATGCATGGCTGCCCCACCAAACACCCCCTAAACTCGATCGGCACTGCACCAACAGTCAATCCACGGTACGGCTCTAACTCTGCAGGCACAGGCGGGTAAAGATCGTACAGACTCATGATGGCTCCTTAAGTGTCACCTAGTTGGTATTTTATGGCGGGGATTATTTTTCTTGGTCTGCGTAGAGCGGGTAATTGTCGAGCGTGTCGTTACCGCTGCGGTGCTCTCGCACATGGTTATAGCAGCATTTACAGAGGCCGCGGCACTCGTGGCGTTTAAGATTTCGGCAGCGGAGGCAGATTACGGTTCGTTTAGTTCGTTTGCTTTTAGACATGGGGTTTTTCCATTCCGGTAGGGATCGTAAAGGTATTAGCGCAGATAACAATGCTGCGGCGGGGTGGTCGCCCTGTTTCTTCTTCGAAGACTGTTTTGAGGTTGGCATCAGCGATCTGGCAGGCGATAGGGTCGATTTCGATCATCCGTAGGCGGTAGTGATAGAGGTCGTCGAGTTCATCCGGTGTGAGCCCAGATAGTTGCATTATTCTGGCGCAGTAGATGCCGGTGCCGCCGAAGGGGTCGAGGATTTCTACCCGTGGGTCAGCTAGTGTGGCGCCTTGGGCGGCAAGGGAGTCTTTCAGCGCTCTGACTTGAAAATCTACGATTTCCACGGGGGTGACCACCACTCCATCACGATGCGACCTGTCACTATTTTTCGCCGCGGTGTACTCCTGGTAGGCAGTAGCAAGCACAGTTTGCCAGATGGCTTTAGGATCAGGGCTGGGGTTCAACTCGAAAACCTCCTGATCCCATTGGTTTATGGAAAACCGTAAAAGACGTAGCATTGTTTTTGCCGTGGCGGGTGCCATACAGGGGCGGGTATGGGGCTAGCTCCAGTACCTCCCGTAGCGGGATGTGGACTTGATTCCACTTGAGGGTGAGCGTGCCGCCCGGGGCAAGCACCCGGAAACACTCAACGAAGCACTGGCGCAGGTCTTCCCTCCACGTGGTCATGAGAACCCCATACTTCTGGCACATCCACCCAGTCGCCCCGGCGCGCTGGAGGTGGGGTGGGTCTAGGTTGATGAGGTGGAATGTGTTGTCACGGAAGGGCAGGGCGCGGTAGTCGAGCCGAATGTTCGGGTTGATGGTGATTTCCCGGCCATCTGATAGCTGGTGTTGCGTCGTCCGCTGGTCGGCGTAGATCACATCGGGGTGGTGTTTGTTGTGCCACATGAGCCTGGCACCGCAAGTAACATCGAGGATCATTTGAAGGTCTCGTCTTCTCTGGTGTAGCCGGCACGCTGACGCCAGGCCTGCTTGGCGGGGGTGTCATCGTAATCGGGGTCGGTCGCCCATTCTTGGTAGTCCTCGAAAGTGACACCCCCATCCCACCAGTCAGGCACGTAGTCCCATACTTCGGAGAAGGCCACGTCGCAGGCTAGGCAGGTTTTCAGCTCATACAGGCCATCGCAGTTTACATATTTTTCCCAGCGGTATTCCTCACCAAGGTTGATTGTTGCCCCGCACATATCGCACTCGTGTGGTTTACGGGCGCGCCGGGTTTTTTCGTCTAACAACGTACACATTATTGTTTTTCCTTATAGATTCGTAGGAACACGCCGGTAATAGCTGGCCCGTTGCTGTCAGCTTCGGCGTAGCGTTTACGGGCGTGCCATGTGGTGATTCGGGAGTCGTTTTTGAGCACACCTGCCCCTTCTAGGGCGTCCCCTAGTGCCCGGCATAGCTTGTCGAGGTCGTATGAGGATTTAGATGTGGGGAGCACGCTGCGGACGCTTTTAGGGCGGGGTAGGAAGAAAACCGCTTGTACCAGTACCGCTTCGTCGATGGGGGCTTTCAGTTGGCGGCTGCGGTAGGTGGCGAGTTGGAGTTGTGCGGATTGCCGCCACGCCCGTGTGCCGGGGTTGTCTTCGATGACGCGCCCGCCACCCACGTAGCGTTAGGTGGCGAGTTGGAGTTGTGCGGATTGCCGCCACGCCCGTGTGCCGGGGTTGTCTTCGATGACGCGCCCGCCACCCACGTAGCGTTTAGATCCTTGGGGTTTGGGGTCACCAGCAATGTGGGCGATGAATGCAGGCTCGGGCTGGGCGCTCAAATACCTTGCGAACAGGTTTTCGATTTCGGTGTTGGTGGCGTCAGGTAGAAGCCGCTCCCGAATGGCGTCGAAGAATGGGTCGCGGCTCATGATGCAACCCCCACTGCTACGAGTTCACCTGAGCGCTCTTCTGCCGGGTTTGGATCATGGTTTAGGGTATCGGCATGGGTGTTGGGGGTTTCGGGCTTCTGCGGGGCTTCTGGGGCGGTTTCTTGGGCAGTTTTACGCCCCAGGATGTTGTCGAGTTTCTTGCGTAGGTGTGCGGGCATGCCCCGGCCAGCAGGGCGGGGCTGGGTCTCTGCTTTCGGTTTCGGCAGCTCGCCAGTGTGATCGCAGTGCGCCACACCCGTCGTTTCACCTGCGGCGTTCTTGACCGCTACATAGCCAAGCTCATCGCACAAAGGACAGGCGTGGATAGCAGCCAACTTTGCTTGTTTTTCCGCAGCAGCCCGCTGCTCAAACCACCGCCGGGCCCGCATGCAGTTACGACACGGCGGCACTTCTTCCCGCGGCAGGTAAGCGTGTTTCCGGCACCGCGGGTCGTCAGGAGCCGACCACTCCGCAGGGGTGCCGATCACCTGGTACGCCCGGACGGCAGCAACCACGGCCTGATCCTTCGCGGTCGCGGTTTTCTCACTGGTGAGGCTGAGACAGGCCGGCACCCGGCTATCAGCACGATCCGTGTCGATGGCTTGGTGGCCGGCAAGGTCGGGCAGCCCAGCCCACGGATCCTCAAGAACCAGAGCAGGCGCGGGCTCTACCGCAGACTGGGGATCAACCACCACCGGCCGCGGGGCGCCCACCGGCTTCGGCTCTTGAGACTCCGATGCGGCAGGGTGGCCGACTGCGGTAGCAGGCGCCACCCCATCAGGGGCCAACCCAATTTCAATTTGAGGAGAGGGGGAGGGGGCGTCGGGCACGGGGCAAAGCGCAACGGGGGCTGCTACCGTGGTGCGGGTTTTTCTTTCCCCTTTCTTTTTATAGTTCTCTTTCTCATTCTCTTTCTCGGCAGGTTTTGCTAGCGGCTTGCTAGCTTTTGCTACCTTTTTGCTAGAAACACCCTTTTGAGCTGCGGCTTTAGCAAGCCCACCTTTACGGCCAGCAGCGCGCCGGGCTTCACGCACCGCCTCGATATCGGCGGTGGTTTGCTGATGCTCCGCATAGTCATGGATGAAATAATCGTTTTCGCCCTCGGCTAGTAGCGGGCGTTCAGGATCACTATCTAGCAACTCTTCGACAACTCCTGGCGTCCACCTAGCAAGTGCTAGCCGCTTCCTGATTCGCCCGTCAGTATGCTGACGGGCTGACCACGCGATCATCTCGATGAAGGCCAGCTTGGCGGCTGGCGATAGTGGAAACACCTTTTCGCTATCGAAAAAATCGAGAGTGATACGGATAAAAAGCCGGTCATCTTTGGGGGCGGTGGCGGTTTTCGTTGCCATAATGGGTCTCCTTTAGGTGGTGGCAGCTTGCTAGCTTTTGCTAGCAACACGCTGGAAGCTGGGGGTTTATTGGTTTGTGGTTAGCGGATTTCGGTCGCTTAAATAGTTTTACAGATTATTACATCTTGTGTCAATGCATTCACCCATATTGAAGTGACTACATAATTCATATTGAATACATACTTGAGCACATAAGGTGTTGAACACATATTGTGCGGGCGATATGATCTACACATGGCGGAATCGAACATTTTTGGGCAAAATCTCGCCCAATTCAGGCAAAAAGCCGGCTGGTCGCAACTAGAAATGCGACGACGACTAGAAGCAAATGGGCTCAAAATGCACATGACTGTACTTCGGCGTATCGAAGCCGGAGAACGGGAACCGAGGTTGGCGGAGGCGATGAAAATAGCCGAAACACTGGGCATTCCCGTCGAACTGTTGACACTCGACGCCGCATCAAACAAGCACTTAGCAGCAGTAAGCGATAGCCTTGTAGCCTTCCAAGAAACCTCAAGGGCACTCAAACAAGCCACAGAAGCACACGAACAGGCCAAAACCGAGCTTGGCGCCACCATCACCAAAGCCCGGCGCGCCGGGGTATCAGAACGGTTGCTCCTCGAAGCTACGGAGCTAGCTGGGCGACATGACCCTTTGTACGCAGGGTAAGCAAAATAATCCGCAGATTGGAAAGTTTGTTCTACTTATTTTTGGTCGGGGTAATCGACGTGTGCTAGTACCGTGAGGACACCGGCGGCTAGCCGGTAGAGCTGATCCCGGGTGATGTGGTGGGCATCTCGCTTAGTTTCCGTCCTCAGGATGATATAGTCAGGGCCGCAGTGGTCAACCATCACGAATCCCTGCAGTGCGCCATTTTGTAGCACTAAGAGCCCGTCCCTGTAGCCTTCTTCGTCGAGCCTGCCGTATCCTACGCTGTCTGTTGGCTGGTAGGTTGGGCTGTCGGTCAGAGCCTCGATTGTATCAATGATCGTGTTGATGTCTTGGCGGTCCAAGGGCTCTGAGGGGGCGTATTTTTTGAGCCGGCCGATGGCCTCCAGCATCGGCGCTAGGCTATTTGCCGGGGCGTTCATTTTTGTTCCATTCTCTGGTTTTAAGGTTTTCCGTCTGTAGGAGGATGACTAGCGCCATTCGGGCTAGCTGGTAGAGGTTTTTCTGCGTGATTTTGCAGGTGCCATACTGGCAGTCGTCACTGATGGTGATGGTGATATCGTCGGGTCCTTGATGGCTGATCTCGATAATGTATTTTGATCCTTCTCCGATCCCTGGCAGGGCAGGAAGGAACGTCACGAGCGTCCCATAGTCGTCGGGTTTGTCTAGGAGTTCAGGCTGGTTTCGCATCTCTTGGTAGTCGGTATCGTCTAGCAGGAAATCTATCCAGCGGGACACCACCCGTAGGTGTTTTTCATCCTTCTCATCTAGGAGGGTTGTTTCTTCCCGGAGATACTTCAGGTTGTCTAGCATTTGCTGGATTGAGGGGTGTGTCATTTCGTTGTTCCTTCTTCTTTGTCCCATTTCCAGTGGAATCCGGTGTCGTAGTCGTGGTGGCCGCCGCGGTGCCCGCTGCGCCTGGCGCAAATATGTATTTGCTGGTGCGGGTGGTATCCGGTGGCTTCCAGCGCGCAGCAGCGGTTAGCCGCCTGGAGGCGTTCGCGTTTCATTTCGAGCCGGAGTTTGTTTTTCTCATTTTCGTAGAGGGCATCACGGATTTCCGGGTGCTTTATCATAGGTACCGCCTATTTTTCGCCGTGTAGGGCGTGGTTGCCGGCCGGGGTGATAGTGCCGTCCTCGGTGACGTATCCAAGGGCTTCCATGGCCCGTACCCCAGCCCGCCCGGTCTTTTTGCCTGCGGCGTGCCTGCGGAGGGATCGTAGTGCTAGGCGGGATTCGTAGGTGGGGGTGCTCGTGGTCATTCCTTTATACTCCTTGTTTCGTCACTGTGACGCCTGTGTCGTTGATATCGAACCGGCCGTCAAGGAAACGAGCAACAAAATATTGTTGGCCTTTACCCGTGACTTTCGGCGTTTTGTTAACCGTGATATGCCCATCGGCGTGGGTGATGACGGTTTCTTTAATCTCGAAGAGACCTAATTCCATGGCTTTCTGGGTGGGGCTGTTCCAATCAGCACCACGGCGGGAGGTGAGGTATCCATGGGCCCGCAGCCAGGTGAAGAGCCGGTTAGCACCAATATCAATACAGTTGCCTTTGAGGATCTTCGCCAAATCCCCTACCAGGATCGAGGTGGTCGATGCGCTCACAGCATCAGCAAAAATCACCTTGGGCGCGGCTTCTTCCACCCGGGTTTCCAACTCCAAACGCTGGGCCCGCTCCTCCTTCAACTGCGTGGCCAAGCGGATAATGAAATCCGGGTCAGACAGCGCTTGGGCTGTCGCCTCCGGGGTGAGATAACCACCATGCGACCGAATCGCCGGCAAAACTTCTTCGGTCACCCAATCCTGAAACTTCTCGGCATGTGGGGAATGGGATTTCATGATAGCCATGTATAGGCCAGCCTCATTGATGACCTGCAGCTCTTGTGAGCCGCCAAGGGTACACAATTTTTGTGACCCCTTTTGATGGTCTCGCACGTACCGGGTTATCCTGCCCGCGTCACGGTACCCCAGTGCGTGGGCCACATCGGCGGCAACCCACCAAGGGACACCGCCGCGGGTAATAACCCGCACCTCGATATCGTTGAATGTGAATGGTGTGATCTTGTTGTCCATTTGCAGTCCTTAATCTTGGGGGGTGATTAATAATCACCCCCCTATCTGGGGCGCCACTTGTTGCGGTTTTGAGTCTGCTAAGGGTATCGAAAAACTCGATCCCCTTAGCAGGTGTGCGACTATTTTTTACGCCGGCGGCGTTTTTTCGGCGTGTAATACCGGCCGGCTACTACCCCGTCAACGGGCATTCGTTGTTCTTCCATGCGCTCCAGGTAGCGGCCGCATGCCTCTAGCAGCGGGCATTGGCGGCAAAGATACTTTGCCTGTTCATGGCGGGCCAGCATCATCTCTTCCTTCTCCATGTACAGGCGCCCATCCCAAAACGGGAGGAGCACCTGATGGCACGGGGCGAGGAGAATACCGTCAGGGGTGAGCGGCCGCTGTTGCCGGCTGGTGGTTTTAGCGGTTGTGGTCATCTCGGAGACGCTTTACCACCCGATCATTTGGTTTTTTATCACCATCAGCATCAGCAGCGGCACCAGTGATTTTTTTCACGCAAACCCCTACCTGGCCATCCCCATCCAGGTACTCCATCACCGTGGTCATGAACATCACGGTCACCCTGCGGCAGTCGCGGGCGGCCATGTGGGCACTGATTGAAACGCCCAGGGCGGTGAGAGAAATAGCTATCGCTACCATTGAGATGACAAATGCGGGATTCATTTTATGACTCCTTTTCGGTTTGGCTGTTTCGGATGTGGGCTGCCGCATGGATTGCGTGAAGGAACGGGCGATCCAACGACCTGGTTTCTGCATCAAGCTGGCCGAAGGGCACTAAATCGCTATGGTTTGGGTTGGTGGTGGTGCGCCAAGCAGCCCACGCATCGTGGACGTCTTCCAGCGTCGTGTAGATGCCTTTAGCACGCATCAGCACCGCGTAGATCAGGAAAAGCGGTGCCGCCTCGGCTGTTGCTTCGAACCCTTCCGGCAGGTTCTCCACAATCAGGGCAGCATCCTCTTCCAAGTAGCTGAGCTTCGTCATTGGCTACTCCTTAACTTCTGTTTTGGGGTGCCCCGTGGCTGAGGAAGACCACGGGGCACCAGGTTCCCGCCCGGCTAGTTAGGCGGGTAGCGCTCATGGCGGGGGTTGAACCCGCGTAAAACCAACCAATATCTTGACCAAACACGAAACCAACAAGCAGTCTGGTTTTACCTCACCGGAGCATGAACCTGACAGGAGCCCAAACATCAGGCCCCTGTTAGACTTGGCCCTCCCCCACAGAGGGAGGGCATCTTAAGGTGTTTCCACTATCGAGTTCGCTATACAACACGCCCCACGCTGGGGCCTAGCACCCTCCGGGGGAATCGAACCCCCCACACCCTTTGGGGCGGCCTACCAGGCCAGGGCTATCCTTAATCCCGCTAGCTGGTCTCAGCACCGCGGGCCAGCGAGGCATTCGCCCACATCATCGCCTCCTCCAGCCGCTCTAAGGCCAGGTTTTTCTCCCTGCTGTCATCGAGCATTGCCTCCAGATTCCTGGCGAAATTCTTAAACTGTCGGCCCACAGCGATCCGCAGCGCCCGGGTTTCATCATCCAAAACCCGATAGTCAAACCGCCGGTCCAGCTCTTCATATGGGTCGTAGTACGGATCAGTGCTATACGGGGTAGCAGACATTCTTTGTTTCCTTTCTGGTTTAGAGGTTTTAGGAGCGCTCACGCATGAAACCGCGAGCTTGCTGGAGTGCGATTTCGACTGCCTCGTCCATATCGCCGATAACTGCGGTGCCGTACCTGGGCATTAGGCGACTCCCCCAGCAGCGGTACGGCAATCATCACTCACCCGGGCAAGATAGCTGTCCAAATGCTCACGCTCGATCAGGTATGGGGAGCGCGGGCGGGCGGTTTTCCGGCTGTAGGGGATCTCTCCACTCAGCAGCAGCACCCGCAGAGTTTGGCGGTGAATCTTCGTATATGCAGCGGCCTCCGGCAGTGTCAACCACTCCCCCTCCCGGCGCGGGCGGCGGCGTTTAGATGCGGGGGTTTTACAGCGGCTCATGCTTACTGCGCCTTCTCTGCTAGTGGTGCGGTGGGGTAGTTTTTCTCCCCACGCAGGCCTTGTTGGAGTCGGTCTAGGACGTCGTCGATGTTCATTTGGTAGGCTTCCAGGGTTTTCCGCGTGGCCTTGTTGCGGTAAACACCTAGGGTGGCCAGCCACATGGTTAGTGTGCGGCGGTCGATCACGTACATGGTTTGTTCTCGGCCGCGTTCGGTCACCAGGGGGATCCGCTCGATCTTCGCCCAGCACGTGAGTTTTAGGCGGTCCTGCTGCGTGGGCTGGTGGATGCCCAGGCTGTTACACACTGACGACAGTGCGATCCAGATTCGCCCATCAATCAGGGTTGCATCGACCGTGTTCGGGGTGCCAGGAACCTTCACTTTAAATAAATAATGCATTCGTGTTATACTTTCTTTATCGTTTCTTGTTCCGCCCCGCTGTGAAGCGGGGTTTTTGCTTTTTACTGGGCTTTACGACGAACCGGGGCTACTCAGGCCCCATCCAAAACGAGAATTTTGTCAGGCCGGGCACCCAAATCGGCAAGAGCGTCCAAAACCGTGATAGTGGGTTTCCGGGTGTTCAGGGCGCTTGACCAGGTTTTTCTACTAATTTGTGTTTTTTCTGCTAATGCAGTATTTGAGGCTATTTGATGCATTCTTTTAACTCGATCAACCTCATTTAAATTGAGTAAATACATTCCCTCTTTAGCTTTCTTTGCGTTGATATGTAACCGAATTTACACAATTAGCCGTTAGTGAGCAACGTGCATTACTCATATAAATGCGGCAAATAACTAAATCCCCAGCCCCCAGCACACCCACTGAGTAAAATATTACCCAGAGTGATAGCATATTTGTATGGAGATCAAGCGATGGTTGAGCGAATCAGCACACAGGCGGATAACGGATCAGGAAATCGCGTCGATCCTTGGAGTTACACGTAAAACCGCCAACAAGCGTTTGAATGAAGGGCTGCCATCAGATGATTTGATACGGCTATGCGATGAGCTAGGCATTAATCAAACCTTGGCGCTGGTTGAATTAGGCAGGATCAAGCATGAAGACGTGCTTGAGTATCTGGATTCGGAGGGGCAGCTCCTGGAGACCGCCGATGATGCCGCCCTAGTGCTGGAACTGGCGCGCCGAATTGTTCCTGAATCTAATATATTGGAGCAGACGGTAAGGCACATCCCCTCCGAAAACAAGCCTGTTGGTATCCGAAGCACCCAGCGCAAACCTGCTGTTGATGTTTTTGATGATGACGCGATTATTGCCCGGATTAATGCGGGCGTGGAGCGAGTAGCCGCGCAGCAGGCGACTCCCCCCATTGAGGAGCATTTCACATAAAAGATTCGAAAGCTGAGGTGTTGGGGTTGCTGGGGTTCAACTCCGAAAACCCCTGATATGCTTGGACCGCAGTCTTATTGCTGAGCTTGATTGCTGGGGTTCAACTCCGAAGACCCCTGATATGCTTGTTACAGCCCTGAAAACAGGGTTTGAGCAGGCAGTATCGGGGGTTTTTAGTTTAGATATACGCGATTATGTCTTGGTTTCCTTGTTTTTGAGATTTATTACACATATTTTTTCGCCAAAATTTATTGCTTCTGGCATGAATTTGTTTCATACTTGATTAAGTTCATTATCAGTTTTTGAGGAGCCATTATGAATGATACTGAACAACGGCTGGAATTTTTATTGCGTCGGTTCGATGTTCGTCTTGTCGAGACGGGGGCGCTTACCCCACGCATGAATGCATGCTGGCATCCCCTGACTCGCACTATCTATACCCGGCATGGGTTGGACCCGATAACCCGGGTATGCGCTGTTGCCCACGAGTTAGGGCATGCGTATCACAATCATGACTGCTCCACACCAGATAATGAACGTGAAGCCGACGAATGGGCCGCTAACCAGCTGCTAGATGATGGCCTGGTAGAAGAAGCCGCGTGGGAATGCGATTCCGAGCCCGTAGCCATGGCCGCCGAGTTAGGTGTTACCGTGCACCTGCTGCGCACCTGGGAGCGCCTTTACCGCGTAGGTCGTACCCGGCATGTAAGCGCATGCGGCCTCAGCCTCAGCTGACCCTGACTCTTATCCCAAGCATTGATCTCCACTATTTGCAAAGGAACCCCCTGTGAGTATCACGCAAAGCATTGAAACCCTAGCCGCGAAGGTGGGTGTGAGCTAGCGACCATGGAGCCCATACTTCTTCAGGCTTCGCAGCGTCCGACTGTGAAAGCTGTTGGAACCGAGTTTTATGAAAATATTCGGGTTCCTGAGACCGCTACGTTGTTCGAGGTGGTACCGGAGCCGGATAATCCGTATGATCCTAATGCCATTAGTATCCGGTACGGAGGGCAAACCGTTGGATATATTTCTCGAAGTCGCACGGCAACGTATTTGCCGTTTATTAATCGGATTGCGGCTAGTGGGAAAACGGCCATTGTTCAAGGCAGATATAAGCGTGATGAGTATGGGTTCATTAACTTGCACTTGTATCTTCTTGCTACTGACACGGCAATTCCACCTAACGTGCAGTTAGTGCCTAAAGCATCTTCGTATAGCGTGCCTAACGCTTACCGGGGGGACAAGAAAGGTAAAGTCATTACCCCGCCGAAGCCATCGAAGCCTGCTCCTTCTGCGTACGCCCGACCAGCAGCACTAAGCAAGATCCAACCGGCTAAGGTACCGTCCGGCACGGTAGCGCATACGGCAGTGGTGAAGCCAACTGCTGGTGCGGAAAGCGTTAAGGCCGGTAATACAACCAAGGATAATGATGGTATTAATGGCTCTACACTGCGTAATTTAGCAATCATTATTGGTGTTGTTTTATGTGGGCTTGCGCTTTGGGGCCAAGGCAGTTGGGGACGAACATTGGGGATTGGTGAGAAGGCTATTGCCTATCCAACGTCGTATAGTAACGTTATTTCGACGCTTTCGCCGGAATACAGTAGTCCGAGTAGTGAGCCTTATGATGCTGATCGGATCATGGGGTGGAGTGATAACCGGGCTCGTTATTTGTGCCACGATCGGATTAAGCAGCAGTTAAAATCGCCGTCTACTGCGAAGTTTGAGGGGCTTTTCGATTTCATTGCGGTGCAGAGCGCTGACCATAAGGATTGGACGATTCACGGGCATGTGGATGCCCAGAATGCTTTCGGCGCAACGTTGCGGACGAATTGGACTTGCACAGTGACCCCTATTGATAAAGATAATGCGATGGTGGAAGCGACGCTAAGTGAGTATTAAATGGACAATGTTGCAGGTGTTAATGCGGCAGTTTGCCCTGTTTTTACGGTTTGACCTGTGGTGATTGGTGGACGCTAGTGTGGACAATGTTGGGCCCGTAATTGGCCTGTAACTAGCCTGTAAATTTTTGTGGCCCTTGCTGATTTGGTGGGGCCCTTTTCGGGAACAAGGAGCAAAAGGGAACAAAGATGGCGTCGATTCGTAAATACAAAACAGCGAGGGGGTATGCGTGGCGGGTTCAGTACCGGTCGCCTGATGGTCGGGGGCGCACGAAGCAGGGTTTCCGCACCAAGGCGGAGGCGGAGGCTTGGTCGGCTAAGAATGCTACGGATATCCATGCTGGGGAGTGGCGGGCGCCAATAAAAACAGCTATCACGGTGGGTGAATTGGGGGATCGGTGGCTTGCTATGCAAACCCATTTGAAGCCGTCAACCATGCGGACAACCGAGCAATCATGGCGAGTGCATGTGCGACCTAGGTGGGGTGGCGTGTCAATCATGGGGGTGAGGCCTAGTGATGTGCAGGAATGGGTGGCGGGCATTGATCGTGCAGCTGCCACAGTCCGGCACGCCCACGCTTGCCTGGCCCAGGTGTTGGATTTAGCGGTGCTGGACGGGCTGTTGAAAGCGAACCCGGCGCGGGGTGTGCGGTTGCCGCGGCGCGCTAAGTCGAAGAAGGTGTATTTGACGGTGGAGCAGGTGCAGTTTTTAGTGGATCAGTGTAGCCGTTACCAGGAGCTTGTGTGGGTATTGGCGACGACTGGTTTGCGGTGGGGTGAGGCGGTGGCGCTTCGAGTGTGTGATGTGAATGAGGCTAGGGGCCGGCTTAGTATTACTCGTAATGCGGTGACTGTGGGGTATGAGGTGCATGTGGGGCCGCCGAAGAATCATGAGCGGCGGACGGTGGCGGTGCCGCGTAGGGTGATGCAGATGCTGGTGCCGTTGATGGAGGGGAAGGCTAGGGATGCGCTGTTGTGGCCTAGGGAGTCGGATGGTGGGTTTATGCGGGTGCCTGGTTATGATGGGTGGTTTTATGGTGCGGTGCAGCGTGCTATGAGGGCTGATGCGGATTTTCCGTGGGTGACGCCGCATGGGTTGCGGCATGTGGCTGCGGGGTTGATGGTGGCTTCTGGGGCGAGTGTGAAGGTTGTGCAAAGGCAGTTGGGGCATGCGTCGGCGGCGATGACGTTGGATGTTTATGCGGATCTTTTTGATGGTGATTTGGATGAGGTTGCGCGTGCTATGGATGGGGTTTTGCAGGCGTCGTGGGATTGTCGTGGCGCCTAGGGGTGTTGTTGGTATTTTTGCTGGTTGTGGGGTTTTTGATCGCGGGTTCGAATCCTGCTGGAGGCACG